TGATAAAGTATATAACTTATTCAAAGAAAAATTAGATACAACTGAAGCTGACAATCACACGGGTATAACAGGTATACCTAATGGTGATACTATGTCTGACACTGATGATGATGAATTAGAAATACCATCTTTTGAAGATACTTTAGATTTAGTAAAAGAGCAACAAGAAGAAGAACTAGAAATGGACGATGATACGTTCGAATTATAAATTAAAAACCAATAAAAATTAAAATTATGGCAATACAAAGTAATGCAAGTACAGAAGAAGTAGTAGGTGGAATTAAAAACTACTCAGGTTTAACAAATGTTAAAGTTAAAGCAGTAAATCCAACAATGGCGGAATTACATGCAATGGATATTAATGTTAAACAAGAACCAAATTATACAGTAGAATTTAGTGGAGAAGCATACAATAAAATTGTATTTTGGCTAGCTAATGATGACGGTAACTTTAAATTAGAAATCTTAATGCAGAATAAACCGAAGGTTTCACAAACTGGTAAACACCAATGGATGAATGCTATTGGTCAATCTACATGGTCTGAAGATGCTCCATCATATGAGTGGTGGAAAACTGAAGGGCAGAGAAAAGCTTACACAGGTGAGGAAACTCTTATCAATTTTGTTAAAGCTTGGGCTAATGTAGCATCAGGAGATGAAGTAACATTTGACACTATGCCTGCAATAGCTAATGGAGACTTATCAGAAGTTAAAGAATTAGCTAAAGCTTTATCTAATAATGAAGTTAGAGTTCTTATAGGTGTTAAAGATGATAAGTATCAACAAGTATATACTAAATACTTTGGTAGAGTAAAACCTCAAAGAGATGATTTCTTTGTTAAAGCTCTTAATGATGACTATGGTTCATTTAATGCTGACTTTAATGCAGATCTTAAATGGGGGACGCATAGACCAACAATGGATTTAGTTACTCCTGATACTATTGAAGAAGAAGATGACTGGACAATGCCAGACACTCCTCAAAATGGTGTTAAACAAACTGAAGAAGCGCCTTTCTAAATGGCAATTCAAAGTAGGAGTAGCAATGACTATTTACACACAGATGTCATACTTAGTAAAATTACTGAGTATGACATTTTTGTGTATTATTGTCCAAACTTTAAAGCTTTAGGTAAGAAATTTAATAGTGATCTTAGAGAAGATAACTCTCCAACTGTTTCTATTATTCCGTACAATGGCAAATTATTATATAAAGACTTTGGTAATGCTGATCATGCTTTTGATTGCTTTAATTATGTAAAGTATAAATACAATTGCTCTTTCATAGCAGCTTTGCGAATTATTGATTGTGATTTTAATTTAAAACTATCTTCTAATACTGAAGCTAAAGAATTTACAATGGGGATTATGGGGTACAGACAAAGCACTCCTAAATTTACAAAATCTTTAGTTATTATTAGAAAGAAAAAACGACAATGGAATAAACAAGATGCGAATTTTTGGGGCAAATATTTGGTGAGTAAAAAAACTTTAAGTATGTTTGCCGTTGAACCAATAAGTCATTTTTGGGTAAACGAGACAAGATTTACTTGTAAATCAGTTAGTTATGCCTTTAAATTTAAAAACCGATATAAAATCTATTCTCCTTACGAAAGTACTAATAAGTGGTTAAGTAACACAAAAAAAGCAGATGTACAAGGCTTTAACCAACTTCCGAAATCTGGTGACAGATTAATCATTACTTCTTCTCTTAAAGATGTTATGTGTTTATACTCTGCCGGTTATCATTCGATAGCTATGCAAAGTGAAATGCAAATGCCTGATGAGAAATTAATAAGTGAGCTTCAAGAACGTTTTAACACAATAGATATTTTATATGACAATGATTTTGATAAGGAAAGAAACCCTGGTCAAACTATGGCAAAAAAGATTTGTGACTTATATGGTTTTAATAACATTTGCATACCAAGTAAATTTAAATCTAAAGATCCATCAGATTTAGTTCACAAGGTAGGCAATTTTAATGAACTTAAAAACATATTAAATGAACAGAGATGAAATTATTGAAAAACTGAGAACAAAAAAAGGATTCTTAAAAAAAGGAGCACAATGGCTAGCTGACAAATGGGAAACAGATATAGCTATCATTAGAGAATGTAAAAAACTTGTAACTTCTGAAGAATATGTACAAGAAAGAATGAATAATGATAATGGACACGATTTAAGTCAAAGCCAAGCATTTTCAAAACATTTGTTAGATAACGGATTAACTATGGCTGATGTTAAGTCAGTTAAATTCTGGCAAAACATGATGGGTGAGCAAAGATATAGTATAGTAACGCATAACCAATGGCATGAACAGCCTCAAGTTAAAGACGAACTATTAAACTATATTAAATCACACTCACATAAAGTTAAAAAGATTAAATATTCTAAATCTAAAGATCCAGTATTATATGAAATATCATTACCAGATATACATTATGGTAAGATAACTGATGATTCTCCAGGAGCTATAGAAGAACATTACATTAAAGCTATTATGGACTTACATAAAAAAGCCGACGGTTTAGAGATAGATAGATTTTTATTACCAGTAGGTAATGACGGTCTTAACTCTGAAGGTTATTCTAGAGCCACTACAAAAGGAACACCTCAACAAGATCATATGATGTGGAGACAATCTTTTAGAGGTTATTGGCATTTAGTTATGAAAGCAATTGATTATTTAGCGCAGTTTGCTCCGGTAGATGTTGTTGTAGTACAAGGTAATCATGATTTTGAACGCATGTTTTATGTGGGAGAAGTTTTAGATGCTATGTATCATAATAATAAAAACGTAACAATAGACAATAGTCTAGATACTCGTAAATATTATGAATATGGAACTAATATGATTATGTTTACACACGGTGATAAAGAGAAAGCGCAAGAGCTTCCGCTATTGATTGCTACTGAACAGCCAGAAATGTGGAGCAGATGTAAAGTTAGAGAAGTGCACTGTGGGCATAAGCATAAAGAGATGCTTAATGAATACATGGGTACTAAAGTTAGATTTATCCCATCAATATGTGGTAACGATGCTTGGCATAAAACTCAAGGATATGTTGGTACGTTAAGATGTGGTCAAGCATTTATTTGGAATAAGAATAGAGGTCTAGAAGGATACCTTCAAACTAATATTATGAATTATGACTTGGAAGAGAAGAACTAAAAAAGCAGGTAGATCTAAAGTAAAAAATGCTAAGAAGTCTACTTATGACGGTAAAAACTTTCAATCTAATTTAGAACTATATTGTTATAAGCAATTAGAAGAAGCTGAAATATTAGTAGAGTATGAAGAAACTACATTTACAATATTTGAAGGTTTAGTTTATCCTCAAGCATGCTATGAAGGCACAGCTAAAAAGCTATATAACAAAGGATCTAAAATCAGGCCTATTACATACACACCTGATTTTGTAGATCCAAACGGTAAATTTATTATCGAAACAAAAGGCTATGCAAATGAGTCTTTTCCTTTAAGGTGGAAGTTATTCAAAAAACATCTTAAAGATAACAACCATCACTATGTACTTTTTATGCCAAGAAATAAGAAGCAAGTAGATGAGGTTGTAGATCTTATCAAACAATTATAGGTTAGGGGGTTCCGCAATATACTAGATCACAAGGTATTAGTATCTAGAGTGCTAGTTAAGCGTGAACTTTCTTTCCTTTTTCTTTTTATTAATCAATTAAACATTAAAACTATGAATTATGATGACTGGAAACTAAGTAACCCAATTGATGACGGTTACGGCTATAGTGTAGTAAGCGATTGCTGTGGAGCAAGAATGGATGAAGACCAAGGTCTTTGTTATGAATGTAAAGAACATTGTGAGCCTATGGAAGATTATGAATATGCAGAAAAAATGCATGATAATTATCTAGAGGACCGCATGGACGCAGAACGAGACGAAAGATGATAAAAAAGATCACTAGAAAGTCTATGCTTATTAGGCCTTCAGGTAGATCTACAGATTTTATTAGTCCAAGTTTTGGTTATGGCTGTTTATATAACTGCTCTTATTGTTACATGAAAAGACACAAAGATAGTGGTCTTGATGTGGCAACTAATACAGGAGATATACTGACAGCTATAAATAACCATGCTTTCTTTACACCTGTAGATAAACCTAATCAAACACACGCAGATTTTACAACATATGACATTAGTTGTAACGAAGATTTTGCATTGCACGCTAAGCACCATCAATGGGAAAAGATATTTGAGTTCTTTAGAGATCACCCAATAGCTATGGGTAGCTTTGCAACTAAATATGTCAACAATAATCTTCTTTCATTTAACCCTCAAAGTAAGATACGCATTAGATTTAGTTTAATGCCACAGCATAAGTCAGATTTACATGAGCCTAATACATCTAAAATACTAGATAGATTGAAAGCTATTGATAAGTTTGTAGATGCTGGTTACGATGTGCACGTTAATTACAGCCCTATTATAGTATATGATGGCTGGCTAGAAGATTATAAAGATTTATTTAATCTGGTAAATACTCACGTACAAAATAAAGACAAAGTATTATCAGAATGTATTTTTCTTACACACAACTTCAAAAAACACACAGTTAACTTAGGGAAACACCCTGAAACAGAGGTAGACTTGTGGGTTTTAGATAAACAAGAAGTTAAACGCTCTCAATATGGAGGAGAAAATATACGATACAAGCTCGGGTTAAAATCTGAGTATATACAAGAATTTAAACAATTACATCAATCAATTATACCCTGGAATACTATACGGTATATATTTTAAAACAATTAAACATGAGAACAATACAAGATCAACTCTCTAGAATATCAAAAACACTGATATTTGCAGAGCCTTTCTACGGTATATTTCTTATTGGACTACAAAAAGAGTTTACTAAGAATTGCGCTACCGCAGGTGTAGGAAAACACGGCATTGGGATGAGACTAGTTATTAATCCAGATTTCTTTGGAGATTTAAGCGAGCCACATCAACAAGGATTGTTAAAACATGAGCTATTACACATAGCTTTTGGACACATTATACTAGCAGATAGATACCCTAACAAAAAGCTTTTTAATATTGCGGCAGATATAGAAATCAACCAATATATTGCTGAGAACATGCTCCCGCCAGGCGGCTTGACGTTAGACTCTTTCCCTGGTATATATTTACCTCGTAAAGCTGGGACAAAAAAGTACTATGATTTATTAAGTGAAACCTGTGATGGTAAAGGTGGGTCTTCTAATGAAGAGCTTGATAAACTTCTTGGTGAAATGAATGGTGAAAGCCAATATTGTCACAAAGAGTGGGAAGAAATAAGTGAGCTCCCTGAAGCAGAGAAAAAGTTAGTACAGAAACAATATGAGCATCAGATGAAACAAACTGCAGAAGAAATCCAAAAGAAATGTGGTAACATCCCAGGGGAGTTAGCAGAGATAATTGAAAGACTATTTACTATAACGCCTCCTAAATTCAATTGGAAACAGTATCTTAAAAGGTTTATTAGTAACG